TGTCATCATCTGCATAGCCCGTTTCCTGCCCTAAAACGATCTGAAAGGTTATGAATGTATCTGCCTTTCCTTTGAAACGCAGGCGTTCAACAGGAACACCCAGCGTATCAAGTGCGGATTTCAATACACTGTCAACGGTTATATCATCCATTTTGCTTTTCCTCCCATACTTCCAGCATGGTTGCGCGTACTTCGTTTGCACATTTTTCATTTGCAACCGTCATCCACGGGCGGGCAGGTTCGTTCGACTTGCCATATTGAGCAATAAACCCTTTTGTAGCATTGCTTACGCCCTTTCGGTCTTTGCCGTGCGGGTAAACCTCAATGTAGCGTTCCGCTTCATTGCCTTTTATTTTTGTGGCCTTAACGGAATTTTTCATGTCCCGAAAGTCCACTATTTCCATGCGCTCTATTTCGTCCTGCTGGGCTTTCACCAGCACCGCCGCGCCAGCTTTTAGCATTTCCGGCACGGCTTCTTCTGTGGCCTTTGCGCGCTGTAGCAATTTCTTTTCAACCTCTTCAAGGCCAACAACATTAAACTTCGCCAACGTCCGCGCCCCCTCTCTCTGTGAGATCGGAAAGCGTTAATTCGGTTATTTCGCCTGCTGTTTTCGGATCAACGTAGGTGCGCAGGATTTTATACCGTTTGCCGCCGTATTCTGCCATTGTCTGCCCTTCGTATTCCTCTGTGAAAACGTCAAACTTCAATTCCGCAGTAAATCCCGCCTGTTGTGCTTTGTAAAACTCCGAATAACCCACGGATTTTTTATTTGCAAATACGGTTTTGCGGGTTTCTGTTTCCGGATTACTGAACCCGTTTTCATTTGTGGCTTCTGTTGGCGGTATCGTAGTGATAAGGGTAATTTCATCACACCATCGCATTATAATCACCCGCCAAACTCAAAGAGCATTTAAGCAAATCATAGGCTTTTTGGTACTTTTCGCTGTCATCACTATATCCGAAATTCGCCTTTGCGTAAAGGATGATTGCCCGTTCGATAAGAGGATCGCCCGCCGTTGGCGTTTCACCTTCGGCGGGCGGTACATCTTCCGGAACATTGATCCCGACAAGGCGTAATTCAGCTTTGCAGGCGGCAATCAAACCTTCAATTTCCCCATCAAAGGCGGCTGTTTTGACGCGCAACGCGGCTTTTACCTTGTCAAGCATCTATTCCACCCCTTCCGGCATGTTATTAAGCGGCCTTCTTGATAACTACCAGCGAATTTTTATCAACAGTCTTGCCGTCTACAAGCATGATAGCCTTTGTTACAAGATCGTCGGTTTCGTTGTCCTCATACTTCTTGATCCCCATGGTGTAGTTTGTGTTCAATACATAATCCTTGAAGTTGAAGAGGAAAGCGAAAACCGTTCCGGCTGTCATGCCTGCGGTGTAGGAAGGCACATAATCACACACGACAACAGGACGGCCAAGCAAAGAGCGTTCAGGCTTTCCGGCAATACCGTAATTTACCCTTCCGATAGGCTGTCCGGTTTCATCGGTAAGTCCGTAATACTGCATAAAGGTTTTTTTGCTCATGCACCATACCGCACCGTTTTCATATGCCTGCGGTAAGGCCGCTTCTGCGGCTATAAGATCGGCGTAGCTGGGCGCGGTGCTGTCAATGCTCTGTCCGTCCGCTGGTGTTTCAGCAAGAATGCCTTTCGGCTTGCCTAAACCGTCGCCGGATACAATAGCCTGTTCAAGTGCTTTTGTCATAGCCTCAACAACGTTGTTTATAAGCGTGCTTTCAAACGCGCTCAACGCCATTGTGTCAACTTCAAGCGACACGGCAACGGCGCAACGCAGTTTGTAATATGCAAATGTAATCATGCCTTCCTTTGCAACGGTCTTTTTCTGTGTTTCGCTTCCTGCGCCTTCATTTACCCATGTTGCCGTAGGCTTCGCAGAAGAAACAGGGATCGAAAGCCCGCCCCTGTATGCTGTACGGGTAACAAGGGGAAGGATCATTCCGGTTGCTTCCAGCTTATCAATGATGGTGTTAAGCGTAGTTGTGGGAATAACCGCTCCTACGTCCGTTGTGGTTGTGATTGCATCGGCGCGGAATTCTGCCGGAATAGGTGTTCCGCGCAGGGCATAGGCCATAAATGCACGCCTATATTCCATAGTGCCGTATTTGTCATCCTCTACCGCTCCGCGCTGATCTGCGGCAGGTGCGGCGGGTGACGGTGAAGGGAATGTACGAACAACTGTGCCTTCTCTGCCTTCCGCAATGGAAGTAAGAATATTGTTGCGCTGTTCTGCCGCCTGTTTCAAAGCTTCCCTTTCGGATTTAAGATCGTTTACCTCTTTTGTGAATGCGTCAAGCTGTTCTTTTGTAAGCTCCGCGCCGCGGGTTTCGATTTCCTTTGCAATAGCCGCAAGGCGCGCTTCGATTTCCTGTAATCTGTTCATTTCTCATACCTCCAATTTTAATTTGAGTAGTAATAATTTTGCTTGCCGCGCTAACGCCTCCCGTTTCTCTGCTTCGATCACTCCGTCAAAGTAGGAACGCGCGGATATTTCAGTATCGGCATTCGCCGGATAGCTGACGGCTGAAACGTCATACACCTTTTTGATTTTCAAAATGGTGCGTGTGCGGGTATCTTTGTTATAGGCATCTTCTGCAACCGTGAAAGCCCATGACATTTTAGTGATAAGCCCGTTATTGATTTCTTCATAAAGGTCTTGTGCGGCTCTGCTTTTCGATAAGTCCGCAAAAGTAAAAAGGCCGTTGTCATCGGCCTCTATTCCAAGTGTTTTATTTGATAATCGGGCAAGTACCTTGCCTTCATGGTTATACTGCATGATAACATCGGACATATCCGCACCTACAAGGGCGTTACGATCAACTACCTCATAGAACTTTATGCCGTCGTATTCAAACAGCATATAAGGCTTGTTGAAGGTGGTTGCATATCCCTCAACGTAATAATCTGTGTCAATCCTCTTTCCCGCTTTCCCCGCCGCCGCTGACAGCGGCAGGATCATTTGTCTGTACTCCCGATCCTTGACTATTGGCATCTGGTACTGCCTCCCTTCCTAATTCGTTTACCTCGGCATATTCCTTACGGATATAATACTTGTCGCCGCCTTCAACATGCGCCATGTTCCATATGTCCATAACGTCGTTTCGTGTCAATAACCCACGGTCAAATAATTGCGTGGAAATGCTTAACTTCGTTTGGTTGCTCGCATATTGAAGCCTGTTTGCCGTAAAGGTAATGGCATTTCCGAAAGAAATTTCCCGCGGCGTAAATGTCATATTTGACATAACCAAAGAAAGCTGTATTGCAAAAGGTTCAATCTTGCCTTCATAATAAGCGTTCCATTCATCTTCGTTGTACTTGTTTTGAAGAATGTTTGCGTTTGTGCCGAAATAATGGAACACATTTTCGTTTATCTGTTGCATTTGCAAGGCATTCACCGTAAAAGGCTTGCTGTCAACCTGCTTCAAGTCCGAAAACTTATTGTCATAGATAATCATTCCGGATTGGTTGTCGGCTGAAAGGTTATCTTCGGTAAAGCGTTGACGCTCTTTTTTAATATCTTCGGGGCTTATCATATTGGCAATCTTCGCAAGGAAGCGAATTGAAGCGGAATTTTTAACACCGTTTATGATCCCTTGATTTTGTGTGTGTATCAATTGCATTGTAGGCTTCAATGCGGCGTTGCTTTCCCCGAAAAAATCATCCGCATATTGAAACTGCGTCAATATCCCCACGCGCTCAAACTCTATTGCCGCCCGCTGTCCGTTTGAAAATGTATAGCGCAGATAAGGCGCGCCCTTGACTTCCAGCACTTCACAATTTTGCGGAAGTAGTGGATAATACCCTATAATCCCGCCGTTGTCATCCTCCAAAGGTATAATAAAAGCCGTGTTGTTCACGGAAAGAATGGTTGCAATCCTGTATAAAAATTTTGTTGTGTCCATAAAAGGGTTTGGCCTGAACTGCAAAACTTTTTCAAGGCTCCTGTATGCGCTCCCGCTCATTTCAGGCTTTAATTTACTGCAAAAATTTGCAAATGAATGTATGGCCGCCCGTGTTAGCTCCATTTCGTAGAGGCTTTCCGGCGCGTTTGTAAACACGGGCGTATAGCCGTTAAGCATTTTAAAGTATCCATCCGGAACAAAATTGCTTTTCGGCCTCCGGAATATAGTTTCAAAAACTCCCATTTTGTTTTTCACCCCCGTATTTTCAAGTGTTACGTCGCATTTTTAAGCATTACACCAATTTCGTTATAGTATTTCTGTCTGACGGTCATTGCGTCAATCACCGATACAAAGCCATCTATACGCGCCCGCTGTTCGATCTTTACAGGTCGGAACTTTCGTGTTTCCATGTTGTGCTTTAGGGCTACATTGAGGAAATGAGCTTTGAGCAAATTGTTGTCGGCAATATAGAAATCACCGTCCTTCAAAATGCCTTCAAACTCACGGATCACAGGTGCAAGGTTTTCACCCTGCCATACATCATCTGTATGGAAGCCGTATGCCTTCAAATCGTCTATGAGATATTGCGCGCTGTATCGGTCATACCCTATCTTCAAAACATAAATGCAATACTTTTCTTTGAGCATTACAAACCAGTCATAAACATCCTTGTAATTTACGTGGTTTTCTCCGGATAATTTCACAATGCCCTTCTTGATGAATATGTCATACGGTACGCCGTCCACCGCCTGCGCCGTTTCTACACGGTTTGCAGGCATAAAAAATTGTGTGAAGGCATATAACTTGCCCGCCCGCTCTATAATAACCGTTGCCGCTGTAAGGTCTGTTGTCTGTGAAAGGTCAATGCCACCCACTGCATAGCTGTTCCGGAAATCTTCAAGCTTTACTTCCGCTTCCGCATCGGCAACAACCTTATAATCCAACCAGGCAATGGAACTGTTTTGTTTAATGTTGCAATATTTTGTTAGAAATTCAGCCTTTTTGCTCAACGAATTTTCCGCAATTGCTATTTCCTCTTTGAAGAAATCAGGGAAAACAGAAACGCCCATATTCGGGTTAGCTTTTTTCAATTCCTCAATGTCGTTCCACTTTTCCACATCGTCTATCATGTACAGGAACGGCAATAAGCGTCGTTCCTTGCTATTGCCCTTTAGGAAGGCTGTTGAACGCTTCATCAATTCATCGTATATGCCGTCGTTCTCATATCCTGCCGTGCTGATTGAAAGGATCAGTGGTTGCCGCCTTGCGCCTAACGCGGATTTCATAACCTCATATTGCTTCAAACCAGCATCACCGCGCCAGCTTGCAACCTCATCATTTACAACTAAATGCGGATTAAAGCCGTCCGATTTCTTCGCATTGAAGGCCAAAGGCTTAATAACCGTGTTGCTTTCCTCGATGTAAATATCAGAACGTCGCTTCCGCGATAGATCGCTTAATTCCGGTTCTTTTTTTATCATCTGGTAAAAGTTATCGTAAACGATGTTTGCCTGTTCCAGCTTCGGGGCAAGACAATAAACCTTCGCGCCGTATTCGCCGTCAAGGTAAGCCATGTATGCAATAACAGCAGAGGCGAAAAGGGTTTTGCCGTTCTTGCGGCCAATGACAATAAAGACTTCGCGGAACACCCGCAGGCCGTCCGCATCCACTATTCCGAAAATTACCGAAACGCAAGCCTTTTGCCACAATTCCAGCTTCAACAAATCTTCGCGGCCTTCGCAATGATGGCAGAAGTTTTCTATGAACTTGATCGCCTTGTTTGCCTTCTTCGCATTAAAAAAGAACTCACCTTTTTGCAGGCCGTTCACTATGATTTCATAGATCAGCAATACCCATTTACCGACAGTTATTTCACCGCTCCTGATTTTGGAATAATATTCGTATATGTAATTTGCGAATGGCATTACTCATCCCTCAATGCCTGCAACTTGCTATCCTTTTTCTTTTCGGGCGGTACTAACTCGGTAAGCTGTTTTATGATTGAAGCATGATTTTTCGTCATGGCGATATGTGTTTTAACCGCCTCGCTTTGCTTCGTGCCGCGCTGGTTCTCACCGTTCTGATATTCAACCGTGTAGCCTTCTACGTTTATGATCTCCTGCAATTCTTCCAGTGACACGGCCATGAAAGCGGCGTTTCTTATAAGGCTTTCCACGGTCTGCAATTTATTTTTGTCCAAGTCTTTGAAAACCCGCTTTAGTCTGGTGATCTCGCGCTTAATCTTCTGATCTTTTGTCAACTCTTTTTTTGTCGCCATAAAAAACGCCCCCTTTCACTACACCCCCACCCCCCCACACATGTACACCCGTCATGCGCGCGCCTGCGGAGTAAAATTAATCTCCCCTGCTCGGTGTTCCTACCCCCAAATTTATTTTTTTGAATGGGGGGGATAGGGCTTTTCGATAATGTTTCCTTCTTCGTCGAACCTGTAGCAAATTTTTCTTGCGGTGCGGTGATGTTCTTTGTTGTGGCAATCCTGACACAAGGCTTCAAGGTTATCCCATG